CTTGATTAAAAATGAACTTATCAATATATCTGTTCATTGAAGATGCACCTTTCTTCAATCCAAAGTAGAAGAAATATGGTGAACCTGCGTTGAACCTATTTTTCATCGGATTTGGTTTGTTTGGTGTGACCTCAATTTGATTACCAACAATGTTAGAATTGTAAATGTAACCTGGTCTTTCTGATGATGGCATTGACACATTAGTATTAAAAGTGTCAGTTGCATTCATTCTGTCTACCGATTGGTAATTGAATGAACCAATACCGTCCTGAGACTTTTTACTGTACCAATCATTAACCTGTAAACCAAATATCGTACTACCACTACTAATAATCTCCCATTTGTGGTACGGGACCTCTTGGTCTGTGTGTCCATAGTTGTCCGACAAATACTGAGTAACGGTATCTTGGAAGGTAAATCTGCCAGGACTAATCATATCTCTACTAACAGTGTCAGCACTGAAGAACACACCTAAAACAGGGTCATAGACAGTCCTACCATTTGGTAAAACTCGTTGTTCTCCAATATATCTAATTTGAGAATCGGAGTAATTTGTGCCCAAATAGGGAACAACCCCAAACTCAGAATTAATACTTATAAGTTGACTAATATCCGCATCTAATCTTTGATTATCCCTTGAAAATAATTTTTGTATTGAACCGTCACCAAAACCTATGATTTGTTCCCAAAATCCTGATGCTGTCAATCTACTAATTGCAAATAATTGTATTAAGTCTGAAGTATCTTTATATGACGTACTTGAAACCTTATCAATAATGTAACCTTGGAAATCAGGGTTATAACAAATTTCTTTTGTAAATAAGTCTCTTGGACCCATATCCATAATCGTTGTAGGGTTACCTAAGAACTTCTTATTCGCACCGTTAGGTCTTCCAATAATATTCACCAACGGTGTATTGTCTCTACCAATAAACCTAAAACCTACAGGGTTACTAGAGTTATACGGTGATGCTCTATAGAAGAAAGAGTTTGTCTGTGTTTGGTATACTATAGTATCTTCACAATACACATAATCAGGATTAGTAAGGAACTTAGTGTCATTTATGTTGTTTGAGTATATATTATTTTTTTGGAACGCAAACATATATAATGAGCCGTTTATCCAGTTATTGACAAAAGTTAAACTGAGTACATTATTACAAAGACCAAACATCATCCTAAATCTTGACCTCCATTCAGCAATAGATTGGAAATCTTCTCTGATAGCAAAGTTTTTAAGAAGAAGGTAGTAACAACCACCTTGTAATTTTTCTATCTCTTTTTTATCACTTAAGTAATAACATCTATCGTCTTTTGGTAACACACCAATGGTTTCACCGTTACCTGAGTAACATTCCAATGGAACCATACCTTCACAAGAGAAAGTTTGATTAATTTGTGTTGCGATTGCACCTGCATCTTCATTAAAGTCATCAGCACCATCACCTATCACATCCAATCCTACGTTGAATGATTCAGACGTTGTTCCGTCATCGTTTAATGTGTATATTGCAAATGCCTTATTTTGGTGGAGAACCATCCTGTTCTGTGTGATATCAGACGTAGGTAATCTATCAGTCCTCATGACAATCTTCTGATTGTTAATCATATTAATTTCATGCGAAGAATTCGCCATTTGATATGTTTTTGAATAATAATAATAGTTTTCCTTATTCTTAGATATCATAACACCAACACCTTCCAATACTTGCCCTTTATCATAATTGTATAGTGATTCTAATTCACCTACACCTTGATTGTCTTCTACCATCTCTCTCCAAGTACCTAAACTACCTGTGGTAATTGCCGCTGCTTGGTTGACTACATCAATAACGTTTGGACTATTAAGTGGTACGTTTGACCCACCAACAACATTACCAATATCATATCTATTATTTGCACCGTAAGCGGAATAATACTGATGATTCTTAGTTTTATATGACTGATAGTCAGCATTACTTGGTGTGAAAGAATAAGAATTATAAAAAATTCTTTGGTTCAGAGATGTATTATTATTATTACCATAATTCAGGTGTATTGGTAATCTCCAATCACTGGCAGCCCCATATGGTTGAATAGGAATATTAAGTAAGTAATTACCTGTTACTTTTACTGAGCCATTAAACGCACCATAACCATATAGATATGATAAGTCATACTCAATAACCTGACGAGGTGTATGTACATCAACACCTCTTACCAAGAAAATAACACCTAAATTTTCCCAATCACCATTAAGTTTAATATTTGGAACATTCTTTTCAAACCAATCATTACCCCCTGTATCAGGTTTACGGTACGGTGTATTATTGAATCTCCATGGATATTCTTCAGGATTTGGATTAGTCAAATATGCGGTTTTTTTAACGTGTTGCCACCCAAATATATGGAACCTTCCCAATGTTTTATTGACTGAGTCACCATACTTATCAGTACCCCTACCATTTATAGAACATAAGTTTTCAAACTCCGATAGAGTATTACCTGTAATAACTTGGTAATATTCAACGTCAGAAGGAAAATCATATGTAGTAAAAGAAGTATCACCTGTGATAATATAACTTGTCGTTTGTGTATTGGTATTAGTATCCATGTAAGTGACCGTAATATTTTTCTGTCCACCACCTTGACCTGTAGTAAAAATTGTTGAACCCGTAGTACTATTAACATTAGGGTCCAATGACTTATTAATATCTTGGAATGTTACAATTTCACCCGCTTGGAAAGAACTCGCAACACCACTATCCACCACTAACATCATAACATTATCAGTATGGAAAGTATTATTGATACTAGGATTAACCTTAACTTTAATTCTGTTTGTTGCACCGTTTGGTAAGTGGTGGTAATTAGCCTTAGCGTTGAATAAGTTAAACCTTTCAGATAATGGTAAATCATACGACCATGTCTCCCTATTTGTCATTGGATTATCCTTACCTTTTAAGAATGGTGTTCTCGCAAAATCAGAACCACTACCATATACATCGTTTCCTGACATTGTCATTTGGAAACCATATTGGAATTTTTGCCATTGTTCAATCTCTTCATTTCTAACCCCTACTAACTCATTGAAGAATGTATAGTCAGTGGTATCGACCAAGATGCTCGTGTTTTCTACAATTTCTGGTAAGTCGTCACCTTCGGGCTCACCCGCTTGTTTGCTCTCACAAGAACATGCCTGACATTCAGGATAGGAAATATTAGGTAACGGTATTGCCGGTATCGGACAATTTTTTGGTAGTTTGACCGATTGATAATCCGGACACGGTCTTCTAAATAAACCGAAAGTCAACGCCTTTACAACATAACACAAGACAATAATGACTGTAAGGATTACCTTCAATATCAAATCCAATAACCACCTTAAATATTTGTATAAAGTACAGACAACATGACCAACAACTGTAATCACAAATAATATCGGCATGAACAATGTCATTACGATGTTAACAATGAAGAATAATAAATCAAAGTTTCTAACACCATCATTTGCCGGAAACTTATTTGTGTCATTCTCACATCCCCTGTCTAAGATTTCTTTAATACCTAAGAACCTTGCGCGACCGTAACCATTTCTATATTCATCAACCATCTGAGATGGTGTGTAGACTTTGTTGTAATTCATCTCATAGAAAGAATCGTCACAACTTATAGCGGCACCCTTATCAGCATAATCACCCCAATCTAAAGAAAAGGCATAAGACTTTTGGAATTGAACGAAGTCATAATCAAAGGTCTCAACCTCAATGGTAACATTGTTACCCAAATTCACATTGTTAACCTGAACACTTTTTTTAGAAACTCTAATAGTTAATGTACCACCATTTGGGAAATCTATCCAATGTTGTGTTTGTACAACATTATTAACCAACGCTTCAACAAGTTCTGCATCTGAATTTGGTTTCATATAAACAGATTTACCAGCAGCAACAGTAATTGTCTGTGTTTCAATTATCTGAGTTTGGTTAAAGAAATTAACATTAGTAATCGTGGTCGCACCTTTTGTAGATGGGTCAACACCTGAATTTTGTATAACACCATCCCAACCGTATTCACGAATCTGTGGTACAACAAAGTTGGCCCTTTGAATTTCACCTCTAATCGGGAAGAACTGAACACCATCATATGGAGGTCCATTTTCTTCTGATTGGTACTTAATCTTAAATCTATATTTACCTTTTGTTGGCACTCCAATAGTTGGGTCGTTGGAAATTACAACCTCACCAAACTCATTGGTAACTACATAATCTAAGTTCATCGGAACATCGGTTACGAACGTACCATTCTCATCAATGACCTTACCCGCATTCTCTAAATTAAATTGTTCTAATATCGGGTCACCATTATCATCAATATCTATAGTCTGTCTGACCGCTAAAATTTCACCAGGTCCCGTGGCTAAACCACACATATCACCCTGTTCTGTTCTTGGCTTACAATTCGTCTTAACAGGTTTTGTATCAGCATCAGTAAATACTGAACCCATGAATACTGCAGTTGGTTGGATTTCAATACCCAACTCTCTCAAATCAAAGTCTACTCTTGTGATTCCGATGTTACATAAATCTTCTTGACCCCAAAAAGAAGTAACATCAATATCTTTTACTTGGTTAATAATCTGAGGTAATTCATCTAAGTTTGACGACGCTTTAAAGTTCTGACCATCAAACTGAGACTGTACCCCCATATTCATTCTAATCAAATCCTGAGGTCTTAAAGAGAAACATCCCATATCTGATAAATCCATATCCAACACCAACTTCTGATTACCTAATGGAACACCTGTAATCATAAAGTCACCAGAATCATTGGTCTTTACCGTAAACTTATAGTACTTCTCATATATTTCTAATACCTCATTACGAGTTAAAACATCCTCCCTTGAAGGAAACGTACCTGTTGGTGTATGACCACCATATTGTTTTTCATATGGAAGTAGATTGTATCTATAACCATCTTCATTTTTTTCAGAAGGACCTTTGTAGGGATATAATGCAGAGATTACAGGATTTTCTAAGTCCATATCCTCCACAGGAACAAATACAGAAACACGAGCGTTAGGAATACCAAAACCACTATTAGCCACTACTCTACCAACAACAACACCATAGTCAGCACAGAATTGTGCGTAGACATCTTCCTGTCTTAATTTCAAAGATAAGATTTCAAGAAAATCAAAATCTTGTTCAATATTGACTCTGATGTTTTGGTCGGTCCCTAATTTGGTTCTAATTCTATAAGATTTGGACATACTGTAGTTTTAAGATAAATACTTATTTATCCATTTTACAATAATAAACCTATAAGTCTTCCTTGTAAATTATTATTACTTAAAGTCTACAGTCTTCAAGTCTTTGACTCTTACTTTGATATCTCTACTGTCGTACCTGATTTGGTATATCTGATTTGGTTCTGCAAAGATAGTATCATCAATTAATTCAATTCTTTTGGTTGACGAATCAGAATATCTTTGAGATGTTTCTGAAGAAGAATACTGACCACCTACCTTATTAAAGATTGAAACATCAGAGATTGAAATTACTCCAGCAACATCTTGTATTTTTTTTCTAATGTCAGATACGTTTACATTTTCACCCAAATCTCTTGATAATGGAGACATTGATTGACTAACTACATCAATAATTTGTGTGATTACTTGACCTTGGTTCTGACCTGAATCTAAAACAACTGATATGTCGTACTCCAAATCAATAACCTGAGCTACATTTACTGAGATATAGTCATTAATCATTCTGTATTTTGAAAGATAGTTAGCAATATTTTGTTTTAACGTATTAGAAACTGTTTGTGTCAAATTACCACTACTGTCGTATGATAAAATTTCAATATTAATCTTATTATCTTTTTCGGTGATTGACGTTTTAGCAGGTGCACCGTATTTTCCTGGCATTTTTTTAATCAATGAGTTATAGTCATTGACTGTTACCGCTCTGTTTTGTGATGCGTAGTTGAAAGTAACCATATTTCTCACCTCTTCAATTGAAGGTTGGTTAGCACCACCAATAGCCGCAGTTACATTATTGACAAATAAAGAACCCACAACCTGTTGATTAATAGTACTACTCGGACCATTTACCGCGAAATTAATTGTACCCAATTGATTGATAACGTTAACACCAATATTACTACCTTCACCACCACCAATTCTATATTTAACAAATAAAGTGGTATTTGCGTCAACTGTTTTACCTAAACCGATATTGTTTTGGTAGTCCTCAATTCTTAATGAAACACCGTTTCTTGCAAATTCTGCAAGTTGGTCATCAGGTGTTGTAGTGCCCCCACCAAATTGAACTCTCAAGAACCCATTTGGTGTGTATTCTGTGATAAATCTATTATCCGTCTCAATATACTTACCTACTTTAATACCTGGCTTATCTGTCGGCTTTGTGGTGTCTTCAACAAATACTGTAGACTCAGCCAACGCATCCATTTCATACCATCTTACCTGAGCATTTACAAACTCAGAATACGTTGGTGTTGACTGGTAGGATGTACCATCTTTTTGAATGATGTCAACAACTTCTAACACGTTCTTTTCAGGTAAAAAGAATTCAAAGAATGGTTTTACATCATTACTATTGATTGTTTTCTTATAAATTTTTGTTACACCATTAACAACAACCTCTCTTTTAGTGATTGTATAGTTAATAAGAGTGTTATTAGAGTCAAAATTAGGAATTTTTGTACGGTTAGGAAACCCTTCATTGTTATACTGTGAAGAGAAGTCAATATCATAAACATTCTCAAAGACTTGTCCCGCACCTAAAACTTGTGAACCCGCTCTTAAAATACCCAAATACCTTGTATCCTCTTGGTCACCGTTTGCAGGTACCGTAATTGAAAAATCAACCAAAGCGACGGAAGGTCTGTTACCAGGAATTTTAAGACCATAAGTTCTGGCAATATTAAATATTGATGAACGTTGTTGGGCGTATTGTAAAACAGTTTCTTGAACACTTCTATCAATATGGTAATTTAAGTTATCACCAATAGCTGCGTTTAGGTCCATCAATACTGAATAAACCGCAGCATCATTGAAGTTGTCTATAAGTTCAGGATAATATTGTTTTGTATAATTTACAAGGTCCTGTCTTAAACCTTCAAAGTCTCTTTCCGTATATGAAATTTTTCTACCCGCCATCTACTATTAAATATTTATAATTATGAAATCTTTGGAATCAAATGTTCCATCAGTTATAGTGTAATCAATTCTTAATTTTGCGGTATATTCTTCAACCCCTCTACCAGGAATACGATAAATTCCACCAACACCCAATTTTTCTTCATTCAACATTCCTTCAGCCTCCAAATCATCTAAGTATGGTGTCAATGTTATTTCATTAATGGTTAAGTTTGGAATATACTTCTCAACAGATAACTTAATATCATCTTTGATTCCCTGAAAGGTTGTACCGTCCATAGGTTCAAAAATAAATTCATAAATTCTCGTTCCAAAATCAGGAAGATAGTACCTACTACCCTTTCTTGTAAGTATCAAATGAAGTAAGTCAGTCCTAACCTCCTCATCAGCCGTCTGTGAAAGAGAAAGATACTTACCTACCCTACTATCCTGAAAGGGGAAATTTATTCCGTATGTTTTACCATTAGCCATTACCTATAAATACTTTAACAATATAAATTATAAAAAAAAGAGGACCGAAGTCCTCTTTTATATTTGTTGTTTGTTAAAAATAACTATTAACCTTCACAAGCAACACACTGTAAGTCATTCAAATTCAATTTCTTTCTTGCAAAAGCCTGAGCTGAATTCATTGAGTGTTGGTAGTATAATGTCTTCACACCCAACTGCCAAGCTTCAATAAGAAGTTTGTTAACATCCCTTGTCGGCATGTCAGGTGAAATCATTAAGTTTAGTGATTGTGATTGGTCAATATAATCTTGACGAACCGCAGCTTGGTTGATAATTGATGATTGGTTAATCTCAGCAAATGTTCTGAAGATATCCTTTTGTTCATCACTTAAGAAATCCAAGTGTTGTACAGAACCGTCGTTTTGTTTGATACTGTTCCATACGTCTTTGGTGTCCTTACCCAACTCAGCCAATACTTTCTTCAAAACAGGGTTTTTGATGGTTACCTTCATCTTAGCAACATCCTTCACATAACAGTTAGACCAAATTGGTTCAATTGATTGTGATACCTGACCTAAGATAAACGCTGAAGATGTTGTTGGTGCAATAGCATTCAACGTAACATTTCTTCTACCATAACCTTTTAGGTATTCTGGTTCACCGAACATCTCAGCCAACTTCTCTGAAGCCGCGTATGATTTATCTTTGATAAGTTTGAATACCTCAACGTTCAATCTTGCGGTGTCTCTTGTATCAAAAGCTAATCCACGTGACTGAAGTAGTGAGTGCCATCCCAATACACCTAAACCTAACGCTCTTTGTCTCTTAGCGAAGTTGTAAGCTTTCTCCAAATAGAAGAACCCTCTCTTACCTTCAATAGTTCCGTTGTCTCTAATGTCCTCAATCTTAGTTAAGAACTCTGTAACAACAGCATCTAAGAACATAGTCATAGTTTCAACTGCGTCGGTATTTTTCCACTCGTCGTAGTGTAGAACATTCATTGATGACAATACACAAACAAATGACTCTTCTTCAGAGTTGTGAAGTGCAATCTCTGAACATAAGTTAGAGTTGTAAATCTTTGCACCTTTGTCTTTGTATACATCAACTGTTTTGTTATTCATCGTATCGTGGAACATGATGTATGGATAACCAATCTCACCTCTTCTTTGGATTACCTTTGCCCAAATCGCTCTCTTTGCCTCATCACCAGCAATCATCTCATTCATAAACTCATCAGTCACTGTAACCGCGTGAGTTAAGCCTTGAATTGGGAAACCTTCCG